GCAAGCGCGTCAAAGACCAAACGCGCCACGACCAAATACCCAAAGGCCTTCTACATCGCGCCCACACGCGAATTGTCCGCTGCACACGCAAAAGCCGGAGTCGAATCGACCACATTTCACCTTGCGATCAACAAGCTCATGAACACCCGGCGTGATTTAGTTGTCATAGACGAGATATCGCAGTTTCCGATGGAGTACGTCACGTTAATATATGCGATAGCCCAATGCGACATAATTCTTGTTGGCGACGTTCACCAGTGCCACTACGTGCCATATGGCACCGCGCCCACCGAATACACAACACCAACCCAATGTGGCATACGCAACAACCTCCACTTCGTCTACTGCGTGCCTAAAGATGTGTGCTCGTTCATACGCGCCAAGTACGGTTACCACATCTACTCAGAATCAAACTGCGAAACGTCCATGTTTCACAGCCCACAGATTCCCAACGAGTATAAGGTTATTGTTTTCAACGACAGCACTAAAACGCAACTGTGCAATGAGAAATATAATGCCAGCACCATCACTTGTTACCAAGGGCAACGTGAGCCGAACATTTGCTTCTATATTGACGGTAAAGCCATAACATCACAGCTGTTTGCTAGATCGGAATGGATGTATACTGCGCTCACCAGACACACCAATCAGTTAGTAATCACAGGTGAGATTGAGTTCTTTAAAAGGTACTACTGCATCGACAACCACACACTTAGGTCATTTGAAGAGTTTAGTGCTCTCAATATCCATGCGGACATCATAGGCCTCGGTGAAGAGGTGACATCAATTAAATTTGAACAACCAAGACTTACTGACATTACAGAAAAACCTACGACTGAGGCCATGCAGACGCTAGTCGACGGCACATTCAAGCGCATCAACCAGGCAAGCGGCTACTCCGCATACGTCACACCTGCAGTACTACCACCAGTGTCCCATGGCGTTGCTACGGTTGACTCGTTATCTCTTCGCGACCCGATCAAAGTACATAAGACATATACTCTTTCACCTCACGGGGGCATGGTCTTGAATCAGATCAGCGGATCCGACTATGAGACAATTCGTACTTTATTCGGACGTTACGCAAAAACCATGCCGCACCTCGGGAAGAACGCCGAAAACACCACGCTGTGCAATCTGATCAATGGTTTGTGTAAAGCACTCTACAACAGACAAACAAGCAACAGATTAGACGCACTTAAACGCGACTTGTATTGCACACCGGAAGAATTGAACTTGCATTATAAGGAATACATAATCGCATTGAACAAAAAGATCAACCACGAACCGGACGAGATTGACCAAGTTGCCTACCAGAATCTTAAGATACTATCTGAGATAGACAACCCGTTTGATTTTTATTCAGAAGTTCTCACATTCGTTAATAAGAGGCAGGGTAAATATTCGCCCAAAGATTCATTCGATTCAAGTGATAAAGTGGGTCAGGGCGTCGCAGCCATGTCAAAAAGAATTAACCTCCTACTTTGTGCATACGCCCGATGTTTGAACGACAAAATCAGGAAGATCACCAGACGCACTGACTGTGCGGTCAAATTCGCAACATACGGATCCGACCGCGAACTCGTATCCGAAATTAATGCCCTGATGTCAGCCGTGCCCAAAGGATATAAATTCGTCGAAAACGACTTCTCCGAATGGGACAGCTCGTTCTA